TCAGTCAGGCGGGGTCAGGGGTGTTTCGATCAGCAAGTACAAAGACCCGAGTCGCTGTGAGGCTGCAAAGGCTAGTCGCGCCTCAGCGTTCGCGGCGGCAGGCCTACATCGGTCCTTTGAACTTACTCGGCGCATGGATGACCTAGTGTTCGATGCGTGCAAGTAACCTTTTCGGGGTGAAGGGGCTGCGCCAATACAACCCGAGCGCAGGCTGTGTCCGCCGAAGTCTCCGTCTAGGCCGGCTTGCTTAGCGCGGCGCTGGATGATCAGTGCAATGGCGCGATCGCTCAGTGCCGGGCCCACCCGCGTCCCCCACACGCGACGTAACAGCGCCCCTTCGGTGAGCTGGACGGCGTCCAGCCACGCCTGCAACGCGGTCGCGGCCGCGCCCAGGAGCGGCTTATCGGGACTGCCGCCCACCTTGGGCCCGTCCTGCAGCGTCTTGCCCTGGTCCAGTCGATAGACGAAGCCGCCCTCGGGCAGGGGGCGCAGATGCGCCAACGTGGCCGCGGCGACTTCGCTGCGACGGTGGCCGCCGCTGGCAAAGGCAAAGCAGAGCAGGGCGCGATCGCGCAGGCCGGCCAGGTCGTTTCCGCAGCTGACCAGCAGCACCTGCAGCTCGATCCAGGTAATGGCCGACTTCTTCTGCGGGCGTTCGCCACGCTTGTGCGCGCTGCGGCGGGCACTGGCCAGCAGCTGGCGCACCTCAACGCTGTCGATGGGATTGGCCAGTTGCTGCAGCTGATGGACCTTGCTCAGCACCGATACGCGGTGGGTAAAGGTAGCCAATCGCCAGGGGCCGGGGCAATGAGTTCATCGCTCTCCATGCTCAGCCGCTGATCCCATTAGATGACGCGAATGGAGTCAAGCGCGAGCACGTAGCGACCATCGACCTTGGTCATGTCGAAGCGGGCTGTGCTGTCGGTCGGCTCGCCGTCGTACTGCACGCTGACGGTCACCCAATCATGTTCAACGATCCGGTTGCGGTCGTCCGCCTGGATCCCCCAGGCCAGCGCCAGCTCCGGGGCGTCGTCAAGCGAGGTGATATGACTCAACCACGGGCCTTCAAAGCTGGGGTCAGGCAGTTCGGCCACCCAGTCTTCCAGATCATCCCACAGCCAGCGCAGATGGTGCTCCAAGGTGTCAGCTTGGCTGCGCCCACTGAATGCCTTGATCGATACGGAAGACGGTACCTGGCCAGGATTCAAGCGAAGCTCGTCGAAGAACAGGGAGATTGCCCGCTGTACTTCGGTGAGCGGTGGCGGGGTCTGCCATGACATATTGACTGAGCTCCTTGAAGGTAGAGCAGAGTTTAGCTTTTCCGCCAAGAGGGAGGTCGACGGCAAGATGCTGGGTGCGTGCTGCGCCTGGATGCAGTGCCTGGAAGCGGCCAATCGGCGCAGGCATCAATAGATGCGCGTCAGATACGCCATTTCGCATAATGTATACAGGGTGCCGCATCAAAGCCGCCTACAGCCGCCCGAGCTTCGCGGGGCAGGGAGAAGCCGACTGCCAAGCATAGGGCCATAGCGAACGTAGCCAGCTTTTGCGCAATTCGCCTCCATGCGGCCTTTTCGTCCTCAGAATTGCTGCGTTCGGCCATCACCACTGCTGACCACATTTCCGGGCTATCGCCTATGTCTACGGCCATGCGCTCTATGTAGTGGATTTCGGCGTTTTTCCCCTGTTTCCAGAGGGACACCGTAGCGCGAGACACGCCCAGAGCCAGGGCACCAGCGTTGTCACTTTGTATTTTCTGCACGTGCTTCCACCGGCAGAAAAGGTCGTAACTGGCGCTCATTGTCGATACCTACTTGACAGGGGTGTATAGGGGTACTTTACAGTTCGCCCCGGTGTCGAGGAATGCTTGACACCACCCGCCAGTAGCTCCCCCTAGGGCGCTGGCGGGATTTCTAGGGGCTGGGGGGCAGGGGCACGCATGAACGGCAGCCGAGCTTTAGAGCTCATCCTTGAGACGCTGAATGTTCCTTTCCGTGGGTTGAGCATCTTGGGCCGCGAGCTCGACCAACACCGAGAGGTGCTTTCGAAGGCGCTCAATACGCTCGATCAAGTCTCCAACGCTCTGGAGCAGCACATCAAAGTTCTGCCCAGCGAGCAAGCGGTCGACGACCAGCCTGATCCGTCTACCTTCAGCCTCGAGTTCTTTGGCAAGCGTCGCGCTGCCCCGGCCCAACAGACGCAGTTGCGCCTGATTCCAGCTAAGAAAGTACAAAGCGCCTTGGAGCTGAGACAGGGAAACGGAGTTGCGCATACCGGTAATGAGGGCTTGTGGAAGTTCCTTGTTGAGGCCTTCGATGATCTCAGCCAGCTCTGCCGAGCCACCTTCAGCCGCTCGCCCAACGCTCTGGACTACCTCGAGATCGTTATTGAGCTCGACGAGCCTGCGTTCCCGACGCTCGCTGATCTTCAGGGCGTGATCACTCGCTGCAAAGCGGATCGCGCCAATTCCGATCACCCAAGTGCCAACGGCAGCGATCCAGTCGACAAAGGTTCCACCGTCCGAAGAAATTTCAATGCTGCCAGGAGCCAAGAAAACCGCTCCTGCCAGAAGCACATTCGTCATGCCCAGCACCAAAATGCTGATGCGGGTCCACGACCGCTCGGCGTAGCTATCTCGAATGAACTGCCGCATGCCCTTTGTAGCCATAACGTCCCCTGTGGCGTCGCTCTGAATGCGTGGATTCTCGCATGAGCGCCGTCATCTGCACCTTGTGCCTGATCGGCGCATGCATCCTGCTGGCCTTCGGGGTCGCCCGGCTGGCTGCCTGGCTGGCGCACCACCGCGCAGCCCAGCGTTCCAGCGCTGTTCGCCAGGCCAGCCTTGTTGCCCAGGCACGCGCCGAACTGGCCGACCGGGAAGCCAACGATCCCGACTTTGACGACGATGGGGCCCCAGCTCTTGCCTCGTACGAGTGGACCGAGGCGAACGAGGCTGCATACCAGCTTTGCCGTGCGCGCGAGCTTGTAGCAACCACGCGCGGTGATCTGCTCGCCGCCGCCTCCTACGCCGAACTGGCCGACCGCGTTTACTCCATCGCGATGCTGGATCAGCAGGACATGGGCGAGGGCTGGTCATGAGCCAGATCCTCGACCGCCTGTATCGCTGGGTCTGGCGCCTGCCTGAGTGCAAGCCCGGTCACTGCTACTGCCGCCGCACCTGCGTCTCCATCACTCAGGATGAGGTGCCGCCCCGTGACTGATTCCGCACGCATGCAGCTTGCCGAGAGCGATTTCTGGGCGCGTGGCCGCGCTGCGGCTGAGTGTGCTACCCGCGTAGCACAGCAGTTTTTACCGGCTGGGCCGGTGGAAAGTGGCGAAGGGGCAGGGCGGGCTGGCCCGGGGAGTAACACGGGCCAAAAGTGTCAGCAAACCGGGATTATCGACTACCTGACACTTGTGATGCCCCAAACCGCTGTTGAGGACTTTCGTTGTTCCAACATCGAATTGTTGCTTTTTAAGTTGTTCGGCTTCCGTGGTGAGGTCAAAGCTGGTCCGCTGCGCGAGAAGAACTGGAATTTCTACACCCTGTCCGCTGTATTGATCGATCGCGAGGGTGAGCTTGTCGGACGTATCGGCGCTGGCGGGAACAAGGAAACCATCTGCGTGAGCCTGACCGGCGCAGGCTGCAAATGGGTCAAGAACTGGCGCACCACCTACAGGGCTTCCGAGCAGTTGCGGGCCAAGATCAGCCGCGTTGACTGCGCCCACGACGACTACGAAGGCACCCGCCTGGACGTGCATGCGCTCCGCGAGCGCGCCGCTGCTGGTGACTTCTGCGAGGGCGGCTGTCCGCCTAAGCACCGCTTCATGTCCGACGAAGGCCACGGGACTGGCTCCACGCTCTACATCGGCGGAAAAGGCCACAAAGAGCTTTGCGTCTACGAGAAGGGCAAGCAGTTGGGCTTGCCGTCTTCCCCGTGGGTGCGTGCAGAGGTCCGCCTTTACGGCAAGCACGTGGATGTTCCGCTTGATGTGCTGCTAGATCCCGGCGCATACCTGCGCGGCGCGTATAGCGTCATGCGCGAGTTGATCCAAGGCGTGTGTACCCGCCTTAAGACGATCCGCAAGCAAGTCGAAGTTTCCGCAAAGGCGGCAGTGAACTGGCTCAACCGGTCCGCTGGTCCCTTGCTCAATGTTCTGCGCGGCGCATATGGCCACTCGTGGTCGGACGTCGTTGAAGCCCTCATCCTCCGCGACGGTCACCCCGGAAGGTTCAGAGGTATCGCCAAGGGTGACGCCCTACACAAATTCGTGAGAGAAGAACTATGCCCATCTGCCGCGTAAAATCCGCCGCCGTTGAAGAAGAACACAACCAGAAGACCGGCACCATCATCCGCTCGCAGATGGTCGGTCTCGACCTGGGCAACGGCTTCGAACTGCCGTTTCGTGTTGGCCTCGGCAAGCGGCCGGCCTATCCGGCTGGCGAATATGACATCGACCCCAAGTCCTTCGCGCTGAGCCAGTACGGCGACCTGACGCTCAAGCGCTACGTCGATCTCGTGCAGGTGGGCGCTAAGGCCGCGCCTGCCTCCCCCGTAAAGGCGTAAGCAATGTCCCTGTGCGTAGTCCTGCAAGCAGACGGCACGCTGGTTCCCACCGGGCAACCAGTTGCCGAATGCACGGGCTACGTGCTGGTCAGTGCTGCCGAACACGGCATCTACGAAGTCGTGCAGCAGGCACTTGCAATGCCCACGCCACAGGACGCGCTCAAGTGGTTCACAGCGTGTTGTGGTGCGGTGATCGTGTGGTTCGTCGTGGGACGCATGGCCGGTAGCGTTGCCACGATGTTTGACAAATAACCGGCAAAAACCAACCAACCAATGATAGGAGAGACACCATGGATTCCATCCTGACCGGCCTGAGCGCTGCTGAAGCGGTTCCCGCCCTGATCGGCGCGGCGACCATCATCGCCCTGTTGGGCTTCACGAAGTGGGCGGCAAAGAAGGTGGCCGGGTTCTTCGGCTGATGCAGGGCAGGGCGGGGCGGTGCTACGGCATCGCCCCTCCTCTATGTGGGGGCGAATAGGGGTAAGTCATGGTCATTTTGGTGTTTTGCGGATTCATCGGCGCATGCTGCGGCATCGCGGGCATCAAGGGGCTTGACGCATGATCCGCGCGATGTTGACGGTATTGCTCTTGGTAGCGGCCTACTGGGGAACTCCGGAGACGGCGCTTGCAATGGGCAATTGCGGCACGAGCGCAATGTGGTCTGCCGCGCAGGTGCCGCCGTCCTGTGACCTGGGCGTAGCCTACAGCCAGTGCAAGGCGGAAGAGGCCGACGCAGCGGCTGCAATGCAAGCACGCCACCCGACTAAAACGGTCGAGAAGTGGGGGTGTCCAAAGACGGGCACTAGCCCGATCTACTATCGCTGCTACGTCAGGATCAAAGGCGTGACCGAGAACGAGTGTGGCAAGTTCTTTGGCAAGGGCGAGTGCTCGGCCCGTCCTGCAGAGACCGGATGGAAAGGTGCCGGCCCCGCGGGCATCGCTCCGGTGTGCGACAGGGGCTGCCTATACGGTGGCTCCCTTTGGGGCGAGTCTCCCACTGGCCGTCTTTTTGAGCCAACCGGCGCACTCTGCACGACCGATGACGCACCCGCACCGTCTGCAGGAGGTGGTAGCGACGACGGCGGCGGGACGGGCGGTGAGACAGGCGGCGGCGACGGTGACGGCGGAGGTGATGGTGGTGGCGATGGCGATGGCGACGGCGGTGGTGGAACTGGCGGCGAGACAGGTGGTGGTGGCGATGGGGACGGGGAGGGTGATGGGGACGGCGATGGTGACGGGGACGGTGGAGGCGGTATCGGTCCGGGACCTGGCCCCGGCGATGGCGATGGCGATGGCGAGGGTTCCGCCCTTCCCGAGGGTGATATGTGGAAGGCGCCCGAGGACACGATGGAAAGCGTCTTCGACGATTTCTATGAGAAGGCCAAAAAGACCAAGCTGGTCGATGGCATCACAAATTTCCTGAGAATTCCGGGCGGCGGCTCATGCCCAACGTTCACCGTGTCGGCCACAAAGTGGTGGGCATCGATGACCTATAGCGCGCACTGTTCTGGCGACTTCTTGGCGCTGCTGCAGCTGTGTGGATACGTGATTTTTGCGATTGCAGCCTATGCGGCTGTGCGCATCTCTTTGACCTGAGGAAAGGCAATGCTTGCTGGCTGGATTGACGATTTCAAGCAGTGGCTGTGGAACCTCGTGCTGAAGATTTTCGACACGCTGTGGGAGATGATGATTGCCTCGGTCGTGCGCACCTTCAAGATGATCACGGAGCTGATCCTTTACGTGCTGTCTAAGTTGCCGCTGCCGGAATTCATGCGGGACACGAGCATCGGCGACATGCTGTCGCAGGGCGGCAGCACGGTAATGTGGTTCGCCCAGCTGTTCCAGCTTGGGCCGTCAATGGTGATGATTGGTGTGGCGATTGTGTTCTATCTGTTGCGGCGCGTCCTCACCATAGGTATCTGGTAATGCTCGTATTCAACGAAGGTGTGCCGCGTGCTGGCAAGAGCTACGACGCTGTAAAGAACCACATTCTTCCCGCTCTGAAGAAGGGTCGTCGCGTGTATGCGCGATTGAATGGCCTGCGCCACGACAAGATCGCTACACACCTGGGCATGACTGAGGCCGATGTGCGGGCGCAGCTGGTGCTGGTCGACACAAAGGAGGTCGTCAGCGCGTTCTCATGCCATCAGGACGACACCGGCAAGTGGTGCATCCCGGATCACTTCAAAGATGCGCTAGTGGTGATCGATGAAGTGCATGAGTTTTACGTCAACGAGCGGAAGCCGTTGCTTCCCGAAGTAGAGAATTTCTGGGCACTGCTCGGCCAGAATGGCGGCGATGCCGTCATCATGACGCAGTGGATCAACCGGCTTCATCCGGCAGTCAAGGCACGGATTGAGCGAAAAAACACCTTCCAGAAGCTCACTGCGGTCGGCAGTAAACTGCGATACCGCGTGACGTTCTTTCACACCACATCGCCGGGCAAGTATGAAAAGGTCGGCGGTCAGACCCTCAAGTACGACCCGGCAATTTTTCCGCTGTATGACGGCTACGCGCCGGGTGCTGCGAATACCGAGGTGTACGAAGAAGGCGGCAAGACGGTCTGGGCCGCAATGGCAATGCGTGGCTTGATCTTCCTCGTGTTGGGCGGTATCGGCTTGTATTTCTTCGCAGGGTTCTTCCTGAAATCGAAGCCCAAAAGCGAACCAGCGACACGAGCAGCTGCCCACGACGCCAGTCAGCGCTCGCAACCGTCAGTGCATGGGGCAGGGCAGCCGGCGCAAGGCGAACCGGTCGCGCCGGAGCCGGTGCCGGAGCGCGATCCCCTTGCCGATCTGACCACTGAGCAGCGGTACGTCGCGGATCTGGCGGAGAAGGGCCGGATCCGGCTGGCGCTAGTTGCCCAGGTAGCCGGGGAGGATCGCGCGTGGGTCCAGTGGATCAGCACTGAGAGCAACGAGATCATTGAGCAACTCGACATTCATCAGCTGCGGGCGCTGGGTTATGAGGTGGCCGTGGAGTCGTATGGGCTTAGGCTTTCGGCTGGTAGCCATGTCACGGTGGCTACGGCGTGGCCGTACAACGCGCCGATTCGCGAAAAGGATGCCCGTCTCTACAACCTGTCAGGCGATGGGGCTGGCACTGCGACTGCGAGCGCAGCGAGTGGGCGCGGTGCTAGCCCCGGCGTCTCCGGAGCGAGCGGTGGCACCCTTGTCAGCGTAGGCAACAGGCCGGTGGGCACGTTCCCGGAATCGGTACAGAACCGCTACACCGGCAATTAACGTGACGGCTCACGACTGAACGTGCCTGTGACAACGGGGCGCGCAGGCCACCTGGGGTGTAGGGGCTGCGCCCCTACGGTCAACGCCTCATCCGCGCTTGGGGCGTCGTGGCCCACGCCGCATGTGGACCACATTGGACGGCTCGGCGTCGGCACCGGGGTCACCCATGCCCAGCTGTCGTTCTCTGCGAATTCTGACGTACTCGCGCAGGTATACGACGCTGGAATCCCTTGTGGCGCAGGACTTCCCGGCGGCCAGCGATCGCGTCTGCCGCGGCCGGGCTTCCTCCATCATCAGCCGCCATTCCCGGGCGATGTTGCAGGTCAGCGACCACCAGGTCATGTCGCACGGTTCGAGGCTGTGGCCCTCGGGGGTGAACATGTGGCCTCCCTGAAAGCCGAAACCGGCCCAAGGGCCGGTCAGGTCGATACGTTCGTGCGGGTCCATCTCGCTCATGCTGCAATCTCGTCCTTGTTGGGGGAACGAGTAGGGAAGCAAGAGCCGATCCAGAGCTTGATCCAACCCCAGCGAGAGCCAACAAAGGCCAGAAGACGGGCCACCAAGCATTTCGCATAATGTATATTATGTTCCATCTGGCCGGTGCTACCTAGGCCTGCTGTCGGGCGTCGGTGTTCCTAATTGATGTCCTTTTGTTCCTAGATAGCGCCTCGATCTGTTGCGGCCCCACACGACCCCAGCGCTTCTCTTCGGTGGCGTCATCGGTGCGTGTGGCCTTGGCCTTGGCACACCGCGCGGCCCAAACATCTCCTTGAAGCGCGGATCCTTGGGATGCTTCGGATCTTCCGGCTCCTCTTCTGCATTGAGATGGTAGAGATTGCCGAAGAACTCCGAGAAGCCGTGGACCGTCGGCAGGAACTTGTTCTGATCGCCTAAATGGTTCTTGCCGAACTGTCCGGACACATACCCCAGCGGTTGCAGGACCTCGGCGCGAACGCTAATGCGATTGTTCGGCACGACCGCCAATCTTGAGCCGCTTTACGGCGAACACCCCACCTATCATCAGGTCACCATTCTCCATGATGGTGGTGATCCCACCCAGGGCATTCCAACGACGACTGTCATCAGGGAACGTCCAACGCGACTTGATCTCGCCCGTCGACCAGTCCAGGCCGACATACTGATAAACGCCCTTGTCCTTGTCCTTGTGCGCTGCGTACAGCAGCCCCGTGGCAGCTGAGACTACCGGGACCATGATGTCGGTGTTGTCGACCTCATGGTTGATCCAGGCCTTCTCGAACGCGTCCTTGTCCGGGTTCCAGATGAATTTCTGTATGCCCATCGGCGCCGGCCGGGTGATACCCCCGGTAAACGCATTGCCTGGGCCGGCCGGAAGCGGCTTTGGATACGTGCTGTTGAGGAATGCAACGCCGTAGCCGAGCACATTCGGGGACGGCTCGATGGTCATCTGGCTGATGTCGATCCGGATCTGGTCGGCGATGCGGTTGGACTGCGTTCCAGGCTTCTGCTTGAAGCCTGCCGGAATCGCGTCCCGCCAGAACGCCACCGCGTTACTGCCGGTTTCAGCAGCATCGGCAATCACGATGAGTTTGTCCGGGTCGCTGCCGAAGCCCATCAACGTCGGGGTGGTGCCCGAACCCCGGGAAATCGCGCCCATCGCCAATGCCTTCTCGCCGGGCATGGAATCGTAGGGGGACGACCATGCCCCGTCCTTCTCATCGGTGGACAGCGTCGTTCCGTTCCAGATCACCTTGTTCATGTGCTTCTCGGTGACCACATAGATGCCGTTGTTTTCATCGATGACGATGCTGTTGTCGACTGCCTCGCCGTTGAACGTCACCGACGCCTTCACATTCAGGTCCCGGTCCAGGACGACCAATGCACCGGGAGCGGCAGCAGCCAGGAAGCCGTCGTAGGTCATGTTCAGCCCGATGATGCGGGTAACCGACTTGGCGACGTCTGCGGGCAGCCCCTTGGCGACATCGGCGGTCTTGACGATCCGCGGCGGGTCACCGACCACGTCGCCATCGGTTGTCTTCAGCACGTGGGTGCCACCGTAGACGCAGTAATGATTGCCGTCTCGATCAAACAGGTTGTACACGCCGTTGATACCGCTTTCCATGTTGAGGCCAGCGTCGCCCAGGCCCTTCAGCGCGCCGAGGATCTTCGTCTCGTCCTTGGCACGATAAGCCCCGTCGAGCTGCTTCAGTGCGGCATCGAGCGCGGCCGGTGTCGCCATCGCGGCGGACTTTTCGAAGCCCGGGTAAGGAAGCAGCCCTCCCACGGCTTCAAAGGCATCGCCGGTCACCCGAATCTTCTGCACTCCCACCGCGCCGCTGGCAAAGGCGATCACCTCCCCGCCCACGCGCTTCATGGTGGGATTGGAGGTTACCAGGGTGGGCACGGTCGCCACATCCGCCGCGGTGAGGTTTCGGCTACCCACCGGCCCCGCGATTAGCACCGAATCGGTGGCCGCTGGATTGAAGTGGGAGGTCGGGTAGACACTGTCCGCCAGCCACGGATTGGGTGGAGGCATGTTAGGCAGCGTTGGCACCGGCTGGACGACGGGGCGGGAGGCCTCGGCCGCCGAGGTGTGGTTTTCGCTCGTGCTCTCTCGGCTGCATGCGGGAAGCACCAGCAGCATGACCACAGCCAAAAAAACAGTGGGAGCTACGTCCCGGATCCTGGTCGCCATCTGCGATTCCCTGAACGGCCTCGGTGGATGCCAGTCTCCGCGCGCCAAACCGCCCCCACCACCGCAAAGGCACTGTGGGCCGACCGGTACTTCTACTTAGCAAAGCCCAGGGGCCTGAGCGGACCGCTTTCGGCCAGAAGCTGACCTCCGCACTACCCCTGGTAACGATCCCTAATCAAATGGAACTTAGGCTGGCCGGATTTGCCTCGAGCCGCAAGGCTGAGGCCGGCACCCGAAAAGTTGGTTAGCGCCAGATGGTTAGGGTCGTTCTCGTAGATTTCGGCGACTTCAGGAAGCGCCACTTCGGGCAATCAGCGGAACAAGGCATCCACGTAGCGGCGCGGTGCCCACACCCGGCTAGAATGCGCCGATCAACCAACCGAGGGCGGACATGGACAACCACCGAACAGCAAGCGCAATTCACTCAATCTGGTGGCAGGTAGCGCTGGGCGGATTCCTGGCTCTGTGTGCCCACAGCTTGGTCGAGGCTGCATACGCCAGATACCAGATCCAGCAGGCCACCAAGGAACTGGAGGCCGAGCTGAAGGCCATGCCGGCCCCGTTCCGTGCCCCCGCAGTCGGTACGGAGCAAGAGCGAACTGCGCCACTGCGCGCCAACGAGCGCTGCATCACTGGGCGTCGCTTCGAGCGCGTTGAGAATGGATGGAAACAGGTCAACGAGCCGTGCTAGGGCGTGACGCATCACGCTACTGCCGCTGTATCGATCGCGCACGGATTCAGGACGATGATCGTGTCGACTTCGGTAAACGTCGTCCGGACGCGCATTGGAGCAGCGGCTTCGCCGGCGTCGGCTGATGTCCGGAAGCGCTGCGCGACCCCTGTCCTCGTCCGTAATCCGCGCCACTGATCGCTGACCGCGCTACTTCAAACGGATGGGGCCGGTGACACACGCACCAGCTTCCCCGGCGTCCAGCGCCATGTCCACATGTGCTCCCCGGCGACAGGACACGGCTCGCCCCTCGTTGCCCGGGCCTTGGCATGGCAGTAGGTGGAACCGTCGCGTGCCTGGAACGTTACCTTGATCTGCTGCCCGTCGACGACCAGCCGGCGGAACTCGCCAGGGATGTGCACGCTGGCGTCCTGGCCGTAGCCGGCGGCGCGGATGGCCGCATAATCCTGGTCATCGATGGTGTTGCCGGGATGGGGATTGATGCCGCGTCGGTCGTCCTTGCCCAGCCGGGTCATCACCACCAACTCACTGCTCTGCTCGAAGCTGCCACCGGTGTAGGTGCTGCTGTAGAAGTGCACGATCTCCGGGACACCATCGCGGTCGAGGTCGGCCACGCGTACGGCCAACGGGCGAAAGCTGTGTTCGATGTCATCGCCCGGGATCATCTGCAGCACGGCCTGCGCGGC